GTATGACAACATCAACGCCAAACGCCAACGCATAGCAGCCGGCTCTGGTGAACGCATGCGTAAGCCTGGAGCTAAAGGTGCGCCTACAGCTCAAGCATTTATTAATTCTGCGAAAACGGCCAAGAAATGACCACTACCGGCACCACGCTCTTCAACATGGACTTCACGGAAATCGCTGAAGAGGCGTGGGAGCGCGCGGGCCGGGAGATGCGTTCAGGTTATGACTTGCGTACAGCACGTAGGTCCATGAATTTAATGACCATTGAATGGCAGTCCAAAGGCATTAACATGTGGACCATGGAGCAGGGAATCATTACCCTGACGCCAGGTCTAGCTACATATGCTTTGCCAACAGATACGATTGATTTGTTAGAACATGTAATCCGTACAGGATCAAACACTGCATCGACCCAAGCGGATTTGACTATTACACGTATTAGTGTTTCTACCTATGCAACAATCCCAAACAAGTTACAACAGGCGCGACCGATTCAGGTATGGATCCAGCGGCTATCTGGCGAGACAAATCCTACAAGCTCTGTGCTTGATGGCGCGCTCACCTCAACGGACACAACGATCACGCTTAACACGGTGGTTGGATTAGCAGGTTCTGGTTTTATTCGTATTGACAGCGAAGACATCTACTACACGTATGTGTCTGGGAATACATTGGGCGGCGTGTTCCGCGCTCAAAATAACACAACAGCTGCTGCGCATACAGATGGCACGGCCATTTATGTACCGCAATTGCCGGCAATAACAGTCTGGCCAACGCCCGATAACAGCACTACATACCAATTTGTTTATTGGCGCCTACGCCGGGTTCAAGATGCTGGGGCAGGTGTTAGTACTGCCGACATGAATTTCCGCTTCCTGCCTTGTTTGGTGGCCGGCTTGGCATACCATATTGCCGTGAAGACGCCAGAGCTGATGCCGCGTATTGAGATGCTCAAGCAGATGTACAACGAAACGTTTGAAATTGCAGCTGGTGAAGACCGAGAAAAAGCTGCGGTTCGGTTTGTGCCTAGACAAATGTTTATTGGAAGCGGCGGGGGTTACTGATGCGGCTTACCAAAGAAGAGCTTAGTCAGCGACGAAAAGCTCATTATCAGGCAAATAAAGAACGCATCAAAGCGCGTGTGAATGCTTACCGCACAGCCAACAAAGAGCGCAAAGCATTAATGGATAAAAATTACTATGAACAAAATAAAGAAAAAGTTCAAAAGTATTTGGTGCAATACAAAAAAATGTACCGACAAGCCAATTCGGGAAAGTTAAATGCGCAAGAGGCCAAACGCAGGGCTGCTAAAGCTCAGCGCACACCAGCCTGGTTAACTGATTTTGATTGGTTAAAAATACAATGCCTATACCAAGTGGCTGCCATGTATTCAAAAGAGAGTGGTGAACCTTGGCATGTAGATCATATAATTCCTTTGCAAGGCAAATTGGCTTCAGGTTTGCATGTGCCCAGTAATTTGCAGGTAATACCAGGGTCAACAAACATGGCCAAGCGTAACAAGTTTGAGGTGTATTTTGGGTAATCGTTTCGCGTCCGGCAAGATAGCGATTGCTGAATGCGACCGCTGTGGCCAACAGTTTAGATTAAAGAATCTTAAAACTGAAATTATCAAGCAGCGCAAATACGAGTTGTTGGTTTGCCCTGAGTGCTGGGACCCGGATCAGCCGCAGTTAATGTTGGGTACTTTCCCGGTGGATGACCCCCAGGCACTACGCAATCCGCGTAGAGATACAACTTATGTAACGTCTGGCATTAACAGCAATGGTTATTTGTCTGGTGGTTCACGAGACATTCAATGGGGCTGGAGCCCGGTAGGCGGGGCCAGTAATTTTGATGATGGTTTGACGCCAAATAATTTGGTGATTCGCACATATATTGGTACAGTTACCATATCTTAAGGAGCTTAAAATGGCATACACACGAGCAGCCGATGGAATTGCAAAAAAAGGCAAAACCAAAGGTACAAATTTGGGTGACAACGGTCCTACTGCTGGCATGATGGACGGCGGCAAAAAGACTAAAGGCGTGACGGGTGAAGCCATGCGTAAAGTTGGCCGCAACTTAGCCCGCGCTAACAACCAAAAGCGAGGTTAATCATGGCTACATTTAGCAAAAAGATGATGGGCAAAGAAGTTGGCGATGCCAAGGTCTATGCCACTCCACATACTATGACTGGTAAAGTTGTAAAAGCTTCTACCAATCCTGGTAAAGAGCCAAACAAAAGCAAGCTGGATACGCTGGATATGAGCGTTGGTGCTTTTAGCAAATCAGCAGGCGATGAAAGTGTTAAGACTAGCGGCATTAAAGTGCGCGGTACTGGTGCAGCTACTAAAGGCTTGATGGCTCGCGGCCCTATGGCTTAAGGTTTAATCCATGACAATGACCTACAACCAACTTGTTGCTGCGGTAACTGATTACACGCAGAACACGTTTGACACGACTACGATCAATGTAATGATCAAGCAGGCGGAGCAGCGCATCTATAACACGGTGCAGATTGCCAACTTGCGTAAGAATGTCACGGGTGTATTGTCAACCGGCAATAAGTACTTAGCCTGTCCTGAAGACTTCTTGTCAACATATAGCCTGTCAATTTACCCGTATAACACGACAACTGCGACCGGAACGTCTGGTGCAAAAACCATTGTGGTGGCCAGCAATACTGGGATTGCAGCTGGTCAGCAGGTAACTGGTACGGGAATTGGTACAAATGCCACGGTGCGTACAGTTAATGGAACGACCATAACTTTGACCGTAGCCAATAGCGGCACGGTTTCAGGATCCATTGTGTTCCAGGGCGACTACTTGTATTTGCTTAACAAAGATGTGAACTTTGTCCGGGAAGCCTACCCATTAAGTGCAGAGTTAGCTGAGCCTAAACATTACGCCATCTTTGGCCCCCAGTCTAGCAATGTAAATGAGTTGTCTTTTATCCTGGGACCGACGCCAAATGCCAACTATTACGCTGAGCTGCATTACTACTACTATCCAGAATCCATTGTGACCGCTACCACGACCTGGTTGGGTGACAACTTTGATTCTGCATTGTTGTACGGCACCTTGTGTGAGGCAGGTTCTTACATGAAGAGCGGCCCTGATGATGGTATGTATAAGCTGTACCAAGAACGGTACGTTGAATCGATTGCACTACTCAAGAACTTGGGTGATGGCAAGCAGCGTATGGATGCTTATCGTGATGGTCAACTTAGGGTAGCAGTATCGTGAGCAGCATCGTCCAAGGTTTAACCACATCGTTTAAAGCGCAATCTTTCCAGGCGGTGCAGAACCTATTGACTGATTCGCTAAAGATTGCTCTGTATACGGCCAATGCAGATCTGAATCAAGATACCACCGTTTACACCTCTGCCAATGAAGTGACGGGCACGGGGTATACGGCGGGTGGAGTAGCTCTGACTGGCGCCGTGCTCAACACATCAGGTTATACGGCTTACATGAGCTTTAACAATGTGACGTTTAATGCGGCGGTAACGGCTCGATGCGCTTTGATCTACAACGTTACCCAGGGTAATAAATCGGTGTTTGTGCTAGATTTTGGTTCAGACAAAACGTCGTCTAATTTCATCATTACATGGCCTGCTAACACTGCGACAGCGGCCATTATTCGTTCTTCTAACTAAGGAGTCACCATGACTATCGATAAAATGACTGCTACCGACATGGTGCAAGCATCTACCAAATACAACACAATGCCTGAAGATTCCATGGGCATTGATGGTCGTTACACTGCTACTTGCTACGGTTCAGACGGCCAGTTGAAATGGGCTGACGTTATTGAGAACCTTGTAACCACAGTAGGCCGTAACTTTACTTTGGATACAACTTTAGGTAACGTAGCTGGTGGCGCAGTTGTGATGGGTCTTAAAGGTACGGGAACTGCTGTAGCAGCCGACACGCAAGCCTCTCATGCAAGTTGGTTAGAAGTGGGTTTGGCTAACGCTCCTACGTACTCAGGCAACCGTCCTACACCATCATTCAGCGCGGCTTCTGCTGGTAGCAAGGCAACATCTTCTGCGGTGTCTTTTTCTATTACCAGCACTGGTACTGTAGCGGGTTGCTTCATCAACATCGGTGGTAGCGCAACTAAAGACAACACAACTGGAACATTGTTTTCCGCTGGGGACTTCTCTAGTTCTAAGTCTGTTGTGTCTGGCGATACCATTGCAGTAACTTATACAGCATCATTGACAGCAACATAACATGGCAACAGGATGGGGTGATCTTGCTTGGGGTAGTGGCTACTGGGGTGGCGCGGATGTCTACGAGGTAGCCGTAACAGAATCCATAGCCATCGCCACTACAGAAACCGCTTCAGCAACTTTCAATCCATCCATTACGGAGTCAGCCGCATACACAGATTCCTCAGTTGTAGAGGCAACTTTTGCTTTATCTAGGACAGAATCAGCGGCGTATACAGATTCTCAAACTGTTGCAGCTACGTTTGCTTTGAGCAGAACAGAAGATATTGCGTATACAGATACTAATGCTGCCGCCACAGCGTACACAACAACGGTTACAGAGCCTCTTGTTGTAACTACAGTAGAGTTGGCATCGGCTACCTTCCCTGTGTCGATCACTGAAACTGCGGCAATTACTACAGTGGAAGAAGCTGTAGCCACGTTTTTGGGTAGCATTTCTGAGTCAATTTCTATTGCCGAGGTACAGGTTGCTACGTTGATTATGACCATCACAGAGGCGATGAACGCCACAGATGGCACAACGGTTGGTACGTACTACACAGAATTTTTAGAAGAGTCAGCGGCTATTGCAGATAATCCGCAGGCGGTTACTGCATACAATGTCAACACATCAGATGCAATGGTCATTACAGACACAAACAGTGGGCGTAATTTGTGGGAAGTAATAGATGACACAGAGACTGCAAACTGGCAAAATATCAGCAATCCACAAACACCGGGCTGGGCTGATGTAAGTAACACAGAAACGCCCGGTTGGACAGTAATTTCTACTCAGTAGGAGCAATAGATGGCAAATACATCGCTAATCGGACTAACCCTCCCAGCAACCGGCACATTGTCCGGTCAGTGGGGCGACACAGTTAACAACGCCATTTCGCAGATTATTGACGTTGCGGTGGCTGGCACTCAGACAATTTCTACTGATGCAGATATTACGCTGACCCTGACCACAGGTACTTATGCAAGTACAGGTCTAACTGGTAATAGCTCTCAGTATGCAGTGATCCTTTGGACGGCTGGCGGTACAGTTACCCGAACCATTACAGTTCCCGCACAGTCTAAAACCTATGTGGTGATTAACAAAACATCCAGCACTCAGTCAATTACCATCCAAGGTACAACCGGAACAGGCGTTACTGTAGCGGCAGGTACTCGGGCTATTGTGGCTTGGGACGGTGTTAACTTTGTAAATGTGGGTGGTGGTTTGCCAGCAGGCTCCAACACGCAGGTTCAGTTTAATAACTCCAATGCTTTTGGTGCTTCTTCTGCGTTTACATGGGATGGCACAATACTGTCAGCCACAAGGTTTGCGGGTGCTTTAAACGGTACTGTGGGCGCTACAACGCCCAGTACAGGTGCGTTTACAACGGTTACAACCACATCGGCTATTGCCTACAACTACGGCGGTACAGGCCAAACCAGTGCGTTTACACAGTACGGCATCACTTATGCATCTACCACCAGTGCATTAGCTACTACGGCGGCTGGTACAACAGGTCAAGTTTTAACAGCCACAACAGGTGGTGCTCCCACTTGGGCAACGCCTTCGGCAACGGGTGCTACTCGCGGTCAAGCCGTTGCAATGGCGCTCGTGTTCGGTCTTTGATAAGGAAACATCATGGCAAATCCAAATATTGCTGGTAGCGCAACCACAATCTACGGTGTAACAACCTATTTAACGCCGGGCGGTACAACTGCTGTGGTGCTTCTCCCTAACGCAGCTTCTAGCGGTACAGTGATGAAGATCAACCAGATCGTGGCAGCTAACGTCAGTGGCTCTGCGGCAGTGAATGCAACTGTGTCTATCTACACCAACGGTGCAGTAGCTCAAGGCTCTGCTCCTAGCAGTGGTACGGCATACCCAATTGCTTCTGCTATTTCAGTGCCTGCTAATGCTTCATTGGTTGTCGTGGATAAAACATCAGCTTTGTATCTGATGGAAGGCACATCAATCACTGTTACATCCGGCACAGCCAGCGGCATTACCTACAGCATCAGCTATGAGTTGATAGCATAAGCGGAGGCAATCATGTCTCTTAAATGGACTGGTGGAGTTCTTTCGCCGACCTATAACGGCCTTAACTACCCTGTCACAACGGTGGAATACCTTGTCGTGGCTGGCGGTGGTGGTGCTGATTATGGAACTGGCCCCGGTGGAGGTGCTGGAGGATTATTAACTGCTACTGGCTATTCTATAACTGTTGGATCAAGTATTACTGTAACCATTGGTGCTGGCGGCGCAGGTGGTGTAAATGGTGGAACTACAGTTACAAGTGGTTCAAGTTCTGTATTTGGCTCTATTTCTGCCACAGGCGGTGGAAAAACAAACACAACTGGTGGCTCTGGTGGTGGTGGTGATTATTCAGTTGGCCCCGGCTCCGGCATAGTAGGGCAAGGTAATGCGGGTGGGATTGGAAGAACAGGCTCTGGCGGTGCTGGTTCTGGTGACCCATACAGTATGGGCGGTGGCGGTGGTGCTGGCTCTGTCGGTGGCAATGGATATGCTGGCGGTGGTGGCGGTGGTGGGGCGGGCTTAACCTCAAGCATAAGTGGCGCACAAATTCAATACGCTGGTGGTGGCGGTGGCTCAAATGATTACCTCCGTTTAACTACTGGCAATCCCGGTCTTGGTAGTGCTGGTGGTGGTACTGCCGCAAACTCAACAACTGCATCAGGCCAAAATGGTTTGTCAAATACTGGCGGTGGTGGTGGTGGAGGCGGTGCAACTTCTGCTGTTTCTAGAGGTGGTTCAGGCGGTTCAGGCATAGTCATCATCCGTTATCCTTCATACTTACTGCCAGCGGCATCAACAACTGGATCACCAGAAACATACATTGCTGGTCAGTATCGGGTGTATAAATTCGTGGCATCTGGAACAATTACATTCTGAGGTTATATGGCATCAGGTCTATTCAATCTAAAGCAAGTTAACCAAGCCATCAGCCAAGGCGCGTGGTCGGGTTACATCGCCCCTAGATGGGTTGAGTATCTTGTTGTTGCT